GGTGCCTCCCCCCTACCGAAAAAGCGAAATTGACTTAAACTCTCTTGCCCATCTTCCCGAAAGGAAAAAAGTGGAACCTAGGAAACGCAAGCTCGGCCCGATGACGATTCAGCAGTACGCTGTTAATCCGCCGTCTATATTGCCTAAGACGGATAACCAGAGGATCAAGGAACTCAAGGAGTTAATGATTCGATCTGGTGGTAAGGATGTGGCGGAGAAGGTAATCCAGATCGCTCTTAATGATAATCACCCTGGTCAGATGGCGGCATTAAAGATGTGCATGGACAGATCTTTGCCGGTGAGTATGTTTGAGAAAGATAAGGGTCAGCGAAGTGCGGTGACTATTAATATTACCGGCCTTGGCGAAACACCGACTATTATTGAGGCGGGGGATGTAACTGATGTCTGACCTTAACTTCAGCCTTCTGCCCTGGCAACAAGAGGTATTCAAAGACACGACCCGATTCAAGGTGATCGCTGCCGGACGGCGTTGCGGGAAGTCTAGATTAGCAGCCACCACATTGATCATCGAGGGGCTACGCTGTCCGCCAGGCTCGGCGGTGTTGTATGTGAGTCCAACGATGGGGCAGTCCCGGCAGATCATCTGGGACTTGCTGCTGGACTTAGGGCGGGAGGTGATTCAGTCGAGCCATGTGAACAACCTGGACATCACGCTGATCAACGGCGCGCGTATTTACGTCAGGGGCGCAGACCGGCCCGACACCCTGCGCGGCGTGAGTCTGACCTATGCGGTGCTAGACGAGGTGGCTGACATCAAGCCGGAGGCGTGGGAGCAGGTGATCCGGGCATCCTTGTCGGACAAGAAGGGTCGGGCGATGTTCATCGGCACGCCCAAGGGTAGGAACTGGTTCCATGATCTGTGGAAGTTAACTGATGATCCTGAATGGAAGAGCTGGCACTTCACGACGCAGGACAACCCGCTGATCGACCCGAAGGAGATTGAGTCGGCGAAGAAGACGCTCAGTACCTTTGCGTTCAAGCAGGAATACATGGCGTCTTTTAGCAATGCTGGCGCGGATGTGTTCAAGGAGGAGTGGATCAAGTACGGCGAGGAGCCGCAGTACGGGAGTTATTTCGTGGCGGTGGACTTGGCGGGGTTTGAGGAAGTTGCCAAGCAGGCGGCGAACGCCAAGAAGCGCCTGGACGAGTCGGCCATTGCGGTGGTGAAGGTGACGGACGACGGCAAGTGGTTCGTCAAGGAGATTGAGCACGGGCGGTGGGACATCCGGGAGACGGCGGCGAAGATTCTGATGAAGATGCGCGACTACCGGCCCCTGAGCGTGGGGATCGAGAGAGGGGCGCTAAAAAACGCTGTTTTGCCGTATTTGAGCGATCTGATGCGAAAAAACAATGTGTTTTCGCATATAGTTGACCTGACGCATGGCAACCGGAAGAAGGCTGACCGGATCATCTGGGCCTTGCAGGGCAGGTTCGAGCATGGGAGAATCGTGCTCAATAGCGAGGAAGACTGGGACACCTTCGTGGATCAGCTTCTCATGTTCCCATCCCAGGGGGTACATGACGATTTGCCAGACGCGCTAAGTTACATCGATCAGATGGCAATAACTAGCTACTTCGAGCATGAAGATGGCGACGAGTGGGAACCTTTAGACGTTATTGCGGGGATCTGACATGGATCAAAACGAGTTCGACGAGCCTACGGAGAACGACAAAGAGCTAACCGCCTTCGTCGTTGACCATTGCGACCGCTGGCGCGACTACCGAAATGTGAACTTCTTGGACTCCTGGATGGAGTACGAGCGCATTTTCAGGGGTGAATGGGCCGCAGAGGACAAGGTTCGGGACTCTGAGCGCTCGAGGATCGTCACTCCAGCGACGCAGCAGGCCGTCGAGACGCGGCACGCGGAGATCATGGAGGCGATTTTCGGTCAGGGCGAGTTCTTTGACATCTCCGACGACCTCAGAGATGTCAACGGCAACCCTCTGGATGTGTCTATCCTCAAGGCACAGCTCATGGAGGACTTCAAGCAGGACAAAATCCGCAAGTCTATCGACCAGATCGAGCTGATGGCCGAGATTTACGGCACCGGAATCGGCGAAATCATCGTCAAAACGGAAAAAGTGTTCGAACCGGCGACCCAAGCCATCCCCGGACAGACCGGCCAGGCGGCAATCGGTGTGGTGGAGAAAGATCGGGTGGCTGTGAAGCTCGTTCCGGTCAATCCGAAGAACTTTTTGTTCGACCCCAACGGCACCAGCATTGACGATTGCATGGGTGTGGCCATTGAGAAGTATGTTTCGATCCACAAGGTGGTCGAAGGCATCGAAAAGGGCATCTATCGCAAGGTCAACATCGCCCCGGCGTATGAAGACACCGATCTGGAGCCGACGCAGGAGCCGAGCCAGTACCAAGACGAGAAGGTTCTGCTGCTGACCTACTACGGCCTGGTGCCTAAAGAGTATCTGACCGAAGAAGACACCGATGTGGTGGAGCTTTTCCCCGATGACTCGGCGGCGGAGGACTACACCAACATGGTCGAGGCCATTGTGGTCATCGCCAACGGCGGGATGCTGCTCAAGGCAGAAGAAAACCCGTACATGATGAAGGACAGGCCGGTCATCTCCTATCAAGATGATACGGTGCCCAACCGCCTGCTGGGGCGCGGGACGGTGGAGAAGTCCTACAATATGCAGAAGGCCATCGACGCGCAGGTGCGTAGCCATCTGGACTCGCTAGCGCTGACCACAGCCCCCATGATGGGCATGGACGCGACCCGACTGCCTCGAGGGGCGCGGTTCGAGGTCAAGCCTGGCAAGGCGTTCATGGTCAACGGCAATCCGTCGGAGATTCTCTATCCGTTCAAGTTCGGGCAGTCTAGCCCGGAGAACTTGACCACGGCCAAGGAGTTCGAACGGATGCTCTTGCAGGCAACCGGCACGCTGGACTCGCAGGGCATGGTGAGCCAGGTCAACCGCGACGGCGCGGGGCTGTCGATGGCGGTGGCGACCATCATCAAGAAGTACAAGCGCACGCTGGTGAATTTCCAGGAGGACTTCCTGATTCCGTTCATCCAGAAGGCGTCGTTCCGCTATATGCAGTTCGACCCTGAGCGCTATCCGTCGGTGGACATGAAGTTCATCCCGACGGCGACGCTGGGCATCATCGCCCGCGAGTACGAGCAGCAGCAGTTCATCGGGCTACTCCAGACCCTCGGCCCCAACACGCCGGTGCTGCCGCTGATCCTGAAGGGCATCCTGAACAACTCGAGCCTCACCAATCGGTTCGAGTTGATCGCGGCGCTTGAGCAGATGAACCAGCCCAATCCTGAAGCCCAGCAGATGCAGCAAATGCAACAGCAGTTGGCGCTCCAGGCGGCGCAGGCTCAGATTGCGGTTAGCACGACCCAGGCCGAGCAGAACCGGGCAGAGGCGCAGAAGCTCCTGACCGAGACGCAGCTCATGCCGCAGGAGTTGCAGGTCAAGGCGATGAGTTCTGCCACGAAGAATCTGCCTGCGGGCCAGGAGTCGAGCGAGTTCGACAAGCGGGTGAAGATCGCGGAGTTGATGCTCAAGGAGGCGGACATCAAGAACAAGACGAAGATCGTCGAGTTGCAGATGGCCGATAAGCTCTCAGCCGCCGCCAAGACTGAGGAAGACTTCTTGAAAGAACTGACCAACGGCCTGAAGCAAAATGCCTAACGTCAAAGACCTCCTACTCAAGATCGAATCTGGCGACATCTCCTACGAGGAGAAACTCGCCGCGCTGTCCCAGGTTGAAGCCTCCCTTCAGGAGCTAAAAGCCAAGAAGGAGGAGCGCGTCAAGTTCAATGTGCAGTTGATTATTGACGAGATCCGCAAGATTCGGCAAGAGACGAAAGAGCAGCTCGATTACGCTCGGTCTATCGTGCCCGAGCAAGGGCCGAAGGGCGATCAGGGTGACCGGGGGTTGGACGGTGCGCCAGGCCGAGACGGTGCGGACGGCAAAGACGGGCGCGATGGGCGAGATGGCAAGGACGGTCAGGACGGCGTGTCGGTCACGGACGCAAAGATCGACTTTGACGGCAGCCTGATCATCACGCTCTCGACCGGGCGCGAGATCAATGTGGGCGAGGTGGTGGCGGCTGATCTGGCGGAAAAGATCAAGGTCACGATGTCCACCAATGGCGCGGTGGCCATTCAGGATGAGGGGACGACGCTTACCAGCGGCGTTCGCAACATCAATTTTGTTGGCGCCAATGTCACGGCGACTACATCTGGCGATAGCGTGACGGTCAATGTGACCGGAAGCACCGGCTCTGTCACCAGCGTCAACGGCCAAACCGGGGTAGTTGTCCTGGGCGCTACGGATGTCAGCGCGCTCCCGATTACTGGTGGGACGGTCACTGGCCCGACGGTAGTGAGTATGTCTTCGACCAGCGCGGCGCTGCGGGTAACGCAGACCGGCACGGGCAACGCGCTACTTGTTGAAGACTCTACGAACCCGGACGCTACGCCTTTTGCGGTCACAAACGCTGGCCGAGTTGGCATTGGGACATCTTCCCCGATTAACGCTCTAGATGTCGTTGGGGCGGGCACCTTCTCATCCTATATAGAGGCCGGAGGAGACATAACGCTTGACGGGGCGAATGTCTCTCTTTATTCAGACATAGGTGCCGGGGGCAGCGATTTCATTATCGAATCAAACGCGAATCTTTCCCTTGCGGCTGGCACGGTTGTCGGCTTCAAGATGGATTCTGTTACGCAAAATGTCGGTATTGGCGTTGCGCCCAACACTTCGAAGCTGGCCGTTGCAGGTGTGATTGAAAGCACGACCGGCGGTGTGAAGTTCCCCGATGGCACGACGCAAACAACAGCCGCAACTGGCGGGGCCACCGTTGATGATGTTATTGCCTTTAGCGTGGCTCTTGGAGGATAAAAATGCCGAATACTTTTAACAATGCCCAGGCTCAACTTAGTACCACCAGCGTCACGGATGTCTATCAGGCACCAGCAACGGCAGGCAACACGGCGATAGTTCTGTCCGTCATGTGCGCCAATGTGAACGGCACCGCCTCGGCTGATATTTCGATCATCAAAACGAATAGCTCCAACACGATCCAGAGCTACATATGCTTTACGACTCCGGTGCCAGCAGACACGACGCTAGAGGTCGTGGCAAACAAGATCGTGCTCAAGGCCGGTGAGAAGCTCAGAGCGCAGGCCAGCGCGTCCAACTACATCCATGTGACCATCTCGGCCCTGGAGATTACATGAGCAAGTACCATGTCGTAAGCAGCGGGATGATAACCCGTCAAGCTCTACCGTCTATCACACGGCAGCGTGGCACGACTACTGGCAGCGCCAATGTGATGCTCTACGGCGCGGGTAAGACCACGGTATCGAACAACACGACATTCATTGACAGCAGCGCTAATGCGTTCACGATCACCAACAACGCCTCGACTGCTCAATCTGGATACAACCCGTTTAGTCAGGCCAGTTCAGGCGCGGGCTACTTTAATTCTGCCTCATCGAATTACTTGCAAACCCCCACCAACACGGCGCTAAATCTGAGTTCTGGCAACTACACGGTTGAAGGTTGGTATTACTTGGATATGGCGACATACTCGTCATTTGACCTTATTGGTAGAGGAATTGTTTCTGACTATCTGACAAACAGCAGCGGTCGTTGGTTTATTATTATAAATGGTTCTGGAAAATTAACATTTGCGGAGCAAGATGCAATCGGTGCAAATACCGTTGAAATTTCTGACCCATCAAATTCACCATTGCAGCAATGGGTATATTTTGCCGCTGTTAAATCCGGCACTACGATGTACTTGTTTAAAAACGGTACATTGGTAGCTTCCGCAACATCTTCTGTTAGAACTGGATTCCCCGGACGCCTTAATGTTGCACAAGCTACTGTTGACGCAAACTATCGCGGATTCTTCCTTGGCTACATTAGCAATATTCGCGTTCTAAAGGGCACGGCGCTCTACACCAGCAACTTCACGCCGCCGACCTCTCCCCTGACGGCCATCACGAACACTTCGCTGCTGCTGCTGACGGACAACTACAGCATCGTCAATAGCACATCTACAAATCTGCCCGTCACCATCAACGGCAACACGACCATCAGCACGGCGCAGTATCCGACGGGGATGAGTTCGTCCATCTACTTTGATGGGACGGGGGACTATTTAGCTTTCCCGACATTTAGCCCCTTCACTCTTGGCGGAGGCGCTTTTACCTTTGAGTTTTTTGTCAACTCGCCAACCGTCGCATCCAACACTTGCATCATTGATACCAGATCTGCTGCTGGTGCTGCTGGTTACTTTGTGTCGATTACAGCAAGCCAGCAGATTACATTTAACTATCTATCAAGCTACACCAGCACAACCACCTTAACCGCTAACACCTGGACTCATGTTGCGATTGTAAGAATTGGCTCCACGGTTCAGATGTACATCAATGGCGTTGCAGAAAGTGGCACATTTACAAGCAGCGCAACGATTACTGCTCAGGCCGCAAATATTGGTCAGAAATCCAACACCTCATCATCACTGGTTAATTTCAGCGGCTATCTTTCAAATATTCGGGTAGTTCAAGGCGCGGCCCTTTACAGCTCCAATTTCACCCCGCCATCGCTGCCAATGTCCACCACCGTCACCGTCCCAGCCTTCGTCACCAACGCCATCTATGGAGTGAACCAGATACCATGAGCTACATTCACAGTAGTGGCGACACGAGCGAAACGCGGCCTACGCGGGTGCGCCTGCCCGATAGCACGACCCGGACGATGGAAGCGGTCACCGATGAAATCTTGGCTGAGGCTGGCTGGTCGTGGCATGAGCCGGTGGTCGAGCTAGTGGTAGATCAAACCGTAATCGCCTCAAGCACAGGCGTGTATGTGCCGGAGCCTGAAGATGGAAACTGAAATCGACCCGATCAAGTACGGCGTTCTTTGGGAGCGCGTCCAGACGATGGACAAGAAGATCGACAAGATGGAGCGCCAGCTTGAAGAACTTGTTGCCCTGGCGAACAAGGGCAAGGGGGGCTTCTGGATGGGCATGACCATTGCCTCGATGGTTGGTGGTGGGATCGCTTGGGTGGCAGGGCACTTCAAGGGTGGCTGACCATGATCATGATCGACCCCATCGCCGCCTTGGAGGCCGTCAACAAGGCTGTCAAGATGGTCAAGATGGCCAGCAAGACCGCCAGCGATGTGTCTCAGCTCGGCCCGCTGCTGGGCAACTACTTTGATGCCAAGGCTACGGCCACCAAAGCCGCACGCCAGGCTAAGAAGAAGGGCGGGAGCAATCTAGGCGCGGCGATGCAGATCGAGATGGCGCTCAAGGCTCAGGCCGACTTCGAGCGCGAGGTGCAGGGGCTGTTCTTCTCGTCCAACAACATGGACATCTGGCACCAGATCAAGAAGCGCGAAGCTGAGATGAACGCCGAGGACAAGGCCGAGGCTGAGAAAGAGAAGCTCGCGGAGATTCAGCGCCAGCGCGAGATGAAAGAGTTTCGGGACATCGGCATCGCAGTTGCCATCGCGGCGGTGCTGCTCGGCGGGGTTGGCTGGCTACTCGTACAGATAATCGCATGAGATGCCCCGCAAACCCGTTGACATCCATCTCATCCTCATTGATGCGATGGAGAAGTGGATCAAGGTCATCTGCTACCTCATCTTCATCAACTATTCCTTCGACTTCATCATCACGCTGCCGCCTGACATCGCTAACCGTATCTTTGCCATGATCTTCCAGAAGCTAGGTCTATGATCAAGAAACCACCTCCGAGCGCCAGCCGGTCTGAGCGTGAAGCCTATGTCAAAGCCTGGGCGGCAATCACGATCAGCATTTTTGCCCTGCTGCTGGCGGTCAACGGCTACTACGGCGGGAGCAACTCTAGCCGGGTGCTGGGCAAGACCATTGAGGCGAACAACCTATGGGCCTGGTATCAGGCCAAGAACATTCGCTCGGTGATCTATGAGGAAGCTGGCAAGGCCGACAAAGCTGCCAAGCAAAAGGCCGACATGGAAGAGATCAGCGCCAAGGCAAAGGCCGCAGAGGCTGACCGCGATGTCGCCAAGACCCGTAGCCCATGGTTCAGTTATGCAGGCATGGCGCTTCAGCTTGCCATCGTCCTATCCAGCGCGGCGATCCTGGCCGTGATGATGCCCATGCTCTACGCCAGCGTCGTAGTCGGTGCTGGCGGTGCAGTTTTGCTTCTCAACGCTCTGGCAATGTAATGGAACCCAAGCTACAAAAGTATTATGAGGACAGATTTGATCTGTTTGCCCATCAAGGCTGGATCGACCTCATCGAAGATATTGACAATATGCTTGACGCATTAAACAATGTGTCTACCATTGCGGATGAGAAAAGTCTACAATTTCGCAAAGGTGAGATTTCTATCCTGACGTGGCTGAAAACCTTGAAAAAGGTCAGCGAGGATGCGTACGAGGATTTGAACAATGCGAAGAATGTATGAATTTGCCTGCGAATGCGGGCAGCGCATCGAAACGCTCGTCGGTTATGAGACGAAGAGCGTTCGGTGTGGATGCGGCGGTACAGCCAGCCGCATCATGAGCGCACCCGCGTTCAAGCTCGAAGGTTGGTCTGGCGCTTTTCCGTCTGAATATGGGCGGTTTGAGCGCAAGCACATCGAAAAGCTGAACGCGGAGCGCAAAGCCAACTCATAAGCCCATGGCCGAGTTGAATCTCCTACAACCATTTTGGCAGGAAACATCTATGCTGATTGACCAAGAACCCGAGTCGCAAAGTGAAATTGAGTCAGTAGAGTCGAAGCCCGCGCTCCCCGAAAAGTATCGGGACAAGAGTCTGGACGACATCATTCGGATGCACCAAGAGGCTGAAAAGCTCATTGGTAAGCAAGCCCAGGAAGTGGGCGAAGTCCGAAAGCTGGCCGATGAGCTTATCAAGCAGAACCTCGGGTCGAAGCAACAGCAAGTAAAAGAGGAAGAACCGGAAGTAGACTTCTTTGAAGACCCAAAGAAGGCTGTTCAGGCAACCATAGACAAGCACCCGGATGTTCTCGCGGCGCGCCAAGCGAGCCAAGAGTTCAAACGGATGCAGATTCAGCAAAAGCTGGCGCAAGAGCATCCCGATTACACGCAAGTGGTCGGCGACGCTGATTTCCAGAACTGGGTGAAGGGTTCGTCCGTTCGCCTGGCGCTGTACGCAAAAGCCGATGCTGAGTTCGACTATGACTCTGCCAACGAACTGCTGTCTACCTTCAAGCAACTGCGTGGCGTGAAAGCCAAACAGTCCGAGCAGGCAAGCGACGCCAGCCGGACAAAGAGCATGAAAGCCGCGCAGGTTGATGTTGGTGGCTCTGGGGAGAGTTCAAAGCGGGTGTACCGCCGCGCCGACCTCATTCGGCTGAAAATGACCGATCCGGCTCGCTACGAAGCCTTGTCTGATGAGATCATGCAGGCTTACCAAGAGGGCCGGGTCAAGTAACCCACCTAAATCTGGAGATTTAACATGGCTAATACCGCCTTTTCCCCGACAAATAGCGTCACCACCACTTCCGCAGCCAATTTCATTCCTGAAATTTGGTCTGATGAAATCATCGCTGCGTACAAGAAGAACCTCGTCCTGGCCAACGTGGTCAAGAAGATGTCCTTCCGTGGCAAGAAGGGTGATACCGTCAACATCCCCGCGCCTGTTCGCGGCTCTGCCTCTGCCAAGGCTGCTACCGATGCCGTTACTCTGATTGCTGAGAGCGACACCAACATTCAAGTGCTGATTAACAAGCACTATGAATACAGCCGCTTGATCGAGGACATCGTTGAAGTGCAAGCCCTGACCAGCCTGCGCGCCTTCTACACGGAAGACGCCGGTTACGCTCTCGCTCGCCGCATCGATACCGACCTGGTGCAACTGGGCCGCGCTTTCAACGGCGCTACCGTTGGCACCGACGACTACGCGACCAGCAACACCACCACCAAAGCCTACATCGGCTCTGACGGTACGACCGCGTACAACTCCACCAGCTCCAACGCTGCCGCCCTGACTGATGCTGCTATCCGCCGCACCATTCAGCGTTTGGACGACAACGACGTTCCCATGGACGGCCGTTTCTTCCTGATCCCTCCGTCGAGCCGCAACACCCTGATGGGTCTGGCCCGCTACACCGAGCAAGCGTTCATCGGCAACGGCGACGCTATCCGCAACGGTGAAATCGGTCAGCTCTACGGTATGGCTGTGTTCGCTTCGTCCAACGCCGACACCGGCGCTGGCGGCAGCGGCACCGACCGTATCTGCCTGATGGGCCACCGCGACTCGATGGTGCTGGTTGAGCAACTCGGCGTGCGTTCGCAGACGCAGTACAAGCAGGAATACCTGGGCACCCTCTTCACCGCCGACACCATCTACGGCGTGAAGGCTCTGCGTACCTCTGCTACCGCTGGCGCCGCTAACGCTTCCGCCGCCTACGCTCTGGCCGTTCCGGCCTAATGACTAGCCCCTCGGCCACAAGCCGGGGGGCGTCTTTTTATTAGGAGGTTCAAATGGCTACCGCTTCTTCCGTTACTACCCGACGGGGAAACGACCAGTTCCGTGGTCTGTTCTCTGATACTTGGTTGGTCAAAGCTACTCTGGACGCCGGTTCGCTGGTGGACGGTGCTGGCGAAACTGACGATGTGACTGTCCCCGGCGTTGCGCTGGGCGATATGGTTATCGGCGCTTCTCTGGGCGTTGATCTGGTGGGTCTGACTGTTACTGGCTATGTCAGCGCAGCCAATACCGTCAAGTTCCGCATTCAAAACGAGTCCGGTTCTACTGTCGATCTGGCGTCTAGCACGCTGCGGATCGTCATCGCCCGTTCTCTGGCGTAATAGCAAGGGGGCTTCGGCCCCCTTGTTCTTGGAGTTCTAATGGCAACCTTTCGATGCCTTCAGAGTGGTAATACGGTGACGTTCACTCTTCAGCACGACATTGATTCGATGCGCGGTCACGCTGGCTATGTCCGGGTGGACGAAGAGGAACAAGAGCCAGAGTTCGACCCTAACAAGCAGCGTGATGACACGCCGTTCACGGCTCCGGCTCGGCCCCGTGGACGCCCTCGTAAAGTAGTCACTATCTAGGAGATTGATATGCCGATGGTTGGAGAAAAGAAGTTCGCCTACACTCAAAAAGGCAAGAAGCAGGCTAAAGAGTACGCCGCCAAAATGGGCAAGTCCATGAAAGCGCCGCCTATGAAGTCTGCCCCTATGAAGAAGATGGGCCGTAGCAAATGAAAAAGACCAAGGCTGAGAAGAAAATCAGCAAGGTCATGCGCGAGTACAAGGCCGGAACCTTGCACTCGGGCAAAGGTGGCCCGGTCGTCAAGTCCCAGAAGCAGGCGGTGGCTATCGCCCTGTCGCAAGCTGGAAAGGCCAAAAAGAAATGAAGCAAGGACTCTATGCCAACATCGCAGCCAAGCGCGAGCGCATCAAAGCCGGTTCTGGCGAGAAGATGCGTAAGCCTGGCACGAAGGGCGCTCCTACGGCCAAAGCCTTCAAACAGGCGGCAAAAACCGCTAAGAAGAAATGAAAACCCCCGCCTGGCAGCGAAAAGAGGGACAGAACAAAAAAGGCGGCTTGAACGCCAAGGGCAGGGCGTCTTATAATGCTGCAACCGGTGGATCTCTAAAAGCCCCGGTCAAATCAGGCGACAACCCGCGACGGGCCTCCTTCCTAGCGCGAATGGGCAATATGCCCGGGCCTGAGTACAAGGACGGCGAACCGACTCGCCTCCTGTTGTCCCTCCGAGCCTGGGGCGCGTCGTCCAAAGCGGATGCAAAAGCGAAAGCCAAGGCAATATCAGCGAGGAACAAGAAGTGAGGCCAATCTCGGTCGGCGTTAATCCAACGGCAGCTACGCTGACGACCGTCTATACGGTGCCGACCGGGTATTACGCTAAGTTCACCGTGATGTACATCCACAATACGGGTGGCTCTACGAAGCACATCACGGTGCAATGGATCGACTCTAGCGCAAGCGCGACTTATGACATCCTGACGCAGTATACGCTGTCGGCTAAGACCTACTTGCAGTTTGATGGCAATGCGTACATCGTGCTGGAAGAGGGCGACTCTATCAAGATCACAACTGAATCTGGCAGTTCGTTTAGCTTCATCGCAACCTTTGAAGAAACAGGGCTGACACGGCAATGACCTACCTGCAACTGATCAACGATGTGCTGATTCGTCTGCGCGAGACGCAGGTGTCTACGGCCAACGAAACCAGCTACTCAACGCTCATTGGCAAGTTCGTCAACGACGCCAAGCGCCAGATCGAGGATGCCTACTCGTGGAACGTGCTGGGCCAGACGGTCACCTTCCCCACGGTGGCGGGCACCTATATCTACTCGATGACCGGCGCAGGCCAGAAGTTCCAGGTGATGGACGCGATCAATCCGACCTCTAATGTCGGGCTGACCAACATCTCGTTTGTCGAGATGAATCGCTTTCAGAACTTCACCACGCCAGTTACCGGCATTCCCCAAGCGTATTCGTTCGATGGTGTGGACGGTAACGGCGACACCAAGGTGGTTCTGTACCCGCGCCCGGATAATGTCTACACAATCAAGTTCTCGCTGACTATCCCGCAGGCCACGCTCTCGTCGGACAGCACCTCTGTGCTGGTGCCTGATGTGCTGGTCGCGCAAAACGCTTTCGCTCGGGCGCTGGTCGAGCGCGGCGAGGATGGCGGTCTGGCATCGTCTGAGGCGTACCAGCTCTATCGATCGATGCTGTCGGACTACATCGCGCTGGAAAGCACCCGCTACCCTGAGAACCAGGAGTTCGTCGCAATATGAGCCAGGCGCTGCAATCAGTCAGCATTTCGGCCCCCGGCTTCTACGGGCTGAACACGCAGGACTCGCCTCTAGACTTGCAGGCGGGCTTCGCGCTGGTTGCGACCAACTGCATCATTGACCAGTATGGCCGGATCGGCTCGCGCAAAGGCTGGACGAAGGTCAACTCTTCGTCTGGCAACTTGGGCGCAAACGATGTCGGCGTCATCTGCGAGTTGGTGGAGTCTGACGGCGCGCTGACTGTACTGTTCGCTGGCAATAACAAGCTCTTCAAGCTGGGCACCTCAAATGCTGTTACCGAGCTGACCTACGGGGGTGGAGGTACGGCCCCCACAATCTCGGCGAGCAACTGGTCGTGTGCCGCGCTCAACGGCGTGATGTACTTCTTTCAGATCGGCCACGATCCGCTGATCTATGACCCTGCGGTCAGCACCACGACCTATCGCCGGGTGAGCGAGAAGACCGGCTACACCGGGACGGTGACGAACTCCAATATCGTTCTGTCGGCCTTTGGTCGCCTGTGGGTGGCTAACAGCACCACCAACAAGAACACCGTTTACTTCTCTGATCTGCTGGCAGGCCATGTGTGGAGTACCGGCACGGCTGGCTCGCTCAATGTGGATCGTGTCTGGCCTAACGGCCCGGACGAGATTCAGGGTCTGGCCGCGCATAACGGCTTCCTGATCATCTTTGGCAAGCGCCAGATTCTGGTGTATCAGAACGCCACGACGCCCTCAACCATGAGCCTGAGCGACACGGTGGGTGGCATCGGCTGCATCGCCCGCGACTCTATCCAGACGACGGGCAAGGATGTCCTTTTCCTGTCCAACTCTGGTGTGCGCTCGTTCGCCAGGACGATTGTCGAGAAGTCCGCGCCGCTGGGTGACTTGTCCAAGAACGTCCGAAATGACCTGATGACCGCCATCGCTGGCGAGACGCTGGCGAATGTAAAGTCGGTCTACTCAGAAACTGAGGCGTTCTATCTGCTGACCACGCCTTCAACAGATCGAGTGTTTTGTTTTGACACTCGGGTTCAGTTGCAGGACGGTTCATTCCGGGCGACGACTTGGGACTCGATTGATCCAACCGCGCTGTTGGCGCGACGCAATGGCAACGTGTTGATCGGCAAGACCGGCTACATCGGCCAGTACACCGGCTATCAAGACGACGGAGCAAACTATCGGTTTGAGTACTTCACGAACCACGCCGATCTCGGGAACCAGAACGTCACTTCGATTCTCAAGAAGATCAAGGCGGTCGTGATTGGCGGAACGAATCAGTATGTGACGATCAAGTGGGGCTTTGACTTTGCCACCAACTATCTGTCTAGCAACGTGCTGATCCCGACGCAAGGGGTGTCTGAGTACGGTGTGGCTGAGTACGGCGCCAACGGATCGCCTGTCGCCTACTACTCCAGCGGCGTCGCCTTGCAAACGCTGGTTGCGTCTGCTTCCGGCAGCGGTAAGGTAGTGCAGACCGGGTACGAGACGAATATCAACGGAACGGCGCTGTCGATCCAGAAGATCGAAATCCAATCGAAAGATGGGAAGATGTCATGAGCGCCAATTTAAAATTGGTGCTCGCCACTAAGCAGTGTAATCGCTGCTTAGTGGATAAGCATCTTTCAGATTTCTCAAAAAACTCTAAAGCCAAGGACGGCCTTCAGTATCGGTGCAGAACCTGCGATCTAGCCTATCAAAACGAACGCAGGGTAAAAAACAGAGATTCTTTAACGCAGTATTACAGAGACTATCAGAAAGAGCGCCGAAAGAATTTCGACTATCGACTTCAGATGCTTGTTAACGCATCAAAGCAACGCGCTCGGCTCAATCAACGAGAGCATTCGATATCGGTTGAGGATGTTAAGGCCATCTATCCGCCTGACGGGAGATGCCCAATTTTTGGCTTAAAACTTGAGTTCAACGGGGCTGGGTTCAGAGACAATAGCCCCAGCATCGACAGGATAGACTCAACAAGAGGCTACACCAGCGACAATATTCAGATTATTTCTTGGAAGGCAAACCGTATAAAAGGCGCTTCGTCGTTACAAGATTTAGAGATGATGGTCGCATACCTGAAGCAAGGGGATTGAAGTGGCAAATTACGTTCAAAGCACCAACTTCGCTACGAAGGATTCTCTGTCGCCTGGCGATCCTCTCAAGATCGTCAAGGGCACCGAGATCAACACCGAGTTTGTCAACATCGCTATTGCGGTAGCGACAAAGGCTGATCTGGTATCGCCGTCGTTTACCACGCCGCTACTTGGCACTCCAACCTCTGGCACGCTGACCAATTGCACGGGGCTGCCGGTTGCTACCGGCGTCTCTGGCCTTGGTACTGGTGTGGCTACGGCCCTAGCGGTCAATGTCGGCTCGGCTGGCGCTCCGGTGGTCAACGGCGGCGCTTTGGGTACGCCCAGCTCGGGGACGCTGACTAACACCACCGGCTTGCCGCTAACTACCGGCGTGACCGGCACTTTGCCTGTTGCTAATGGCGGTACAGGCGTGACAACCTCTACCGGCTCTGGAGCTAATGTGTTGGGAACTGGCCCCACGATTAGCGGAGCTGTGTTGTCGTCTATGGCATCCAGCGTGATTACATCTGGCACTTCGCAAGCCAGCACCTCGGGTACCAGCATTGACTTCACCGGCATCCCATCGTGGGTGAAGCGCATTACCGTGATGTTTAACGGAGTGAGCGTAAGTGGCACCGCCGCGATTTTGGTTCAAGGTGGTAACAGTGGCGGCATCGTGAGTTCGGGTTACATCTCGACTTCAACTCATATTTCTCAGTCAAACACTACCGCTGGGGGGTCTAGCACTTCGGGATTTATTTTTTGGTCTAACCAAGCCTCCTACACGCATTCTGGGATCATTACTCTAACGAACCTAAGCGGTTCTACATGGGTTTCGTCGCACTCGGCAAAAAGTGCAACCAACTTGGTTGTTATGGGTGGCGGGGATGGAAGCATTTCTACGCTTGACCGCGTTCGCATCACCACCGTCAACGGCACCGACACCTTTGACGCAGGCTCCATCAACATCTTCTACGAATGATCACTCATCACTTCAGCGACGGACTGTACGCCAAGCAGGCTGAGTTTCCTGCTGGCACAGCCATCTTGAAGCACACGCACGACTTCAGCCATCTGTCGATCCTGGCGAAGGGCAAGGTGGCCGTGATGAAGGGTGAGGATGTTGAGATCATTGAAGCGCCAGCCTGCATTGAGATCAAGGCTGGGTTGACGCACGGCGTCAAGGCGCTGACAGATTGTGTTTGGTTTTGTATCCATGCGACCGACGAGAAAGATCCGTCTAAGGTCGATGATGTTTTAATTGGAGCTTGATATGCCTATTGCATTGATTACCGCTGGTGCAGGTTTGCTTGGCGGCTACTTTGCAGGTGAATCCGCCAAGGACGCCGCAGAAACTCAGGCCAACGCGCAGAGGGAAGCCGCACAGCTTGCTACCAACGAGGCGCGCTTTCGTCCGGTAGGTATTACCACGCGCTTCGGTCAGTCACAGTTCCAGTACGGGCCTGGCGGTCAAGTTACCGGCGCGGGGTACACCATCTCGCCGGAGATGCAGGCGTATCAAAACCGCCTGATGGCGCTGTCTGGTCAGGGTCTGACGCAAGCAGAGCAGGCGCAGCAACAGTTTGCCCCCTTGCAGGCAGGCGCTCAAGGGCTGTTTGGCCTGGGGCAGCAGTATCTGGCGCAGTCGCCACAAGAGGCCGCGCAGCAGTACATGGCTAGGCAGCAAGACTTGCTGGCCCCGACGCGGGAGCGCCAGATGGCGCAACTTCAGAACACGCTGTTCCAGCAAGGGCGCGGCGGTCTGTCTGTAGGCGCTACCGGCGCTCGGCCTAGTGGCGCGGCTGGTCTGGGTGCTACGACGCCTGAGATGGAGGCGTATTACAACGCCCTGGCGCAGCAAGACGCGGCGCTTGCTGCCCAGGCTATGCAAGCCGGTCAGCAGCAGACATCATTCGGCGCAGGGCTACTCGGCACCGCAGGCAACCTCCTGACGCAAGGTTATCAGGGACAGGTCGGCGCTCTGGCCCCGTACCAGGCTTATCTGGGCGGCGTCGGGTCGCTGGAGGCGCAGGGCCAGCAGGCTCTTGAGCTTGGCTCCGCGCTGGGCGGTCGCATTGCCAACCCGACGGGCGCTAATGCACTATTGCAAGGCGGCATGGCTTCGGCGCAGACGCAAGCAGCGGCTAATGCCTACAACCCGTTTGCCACGGCGCTTGTCAACGCGTCTAGTAACCCGGCTTTCCAGAGAGGAATTCAAGGGATGTTTGGCGGCGGCGGATCGTCTACGCCGACTAGCTACTACATGGGTGGCCGGGGCGAAGCTGTACCTATGGGCGGTTTTGACGAGTACGCTTACGCACTCTAAAGGAAGATCATGGCCGACATCGTTCAATCTCTCTTCGGCGTCACGCCTGAGCTGTACCAGCAAGCGCAGGCGCAGCGCGCTGCCGAGCAGGCGCTGCAATACGCAAAACTTGACCCGTTCCAGCAGGCTAACTTTGCCATCGGTCGTGGTGCGTATCAGTTGGCTGGCGCGCTAGGCGGTACTGACCCGCAGCTACAGATGATCAGCACGCGCAACTCGATTGCTCGGCAGATCAACTACAACGACCCGAATTCGATCATGCAGGGCGTGCAGATGCTCAACCAGGCTGGCGATACGGTCGGGGCAATGCAACTGGCTGATGTGGCTCGCAAGATGGAAAGCGAGATTGCCCAGAGGATGCAACGCCAGGCGGCGGCTCTGGCTAGTGGTGCAGCGGCGCAAGCCAGCCAAGCCCAAGCCAGAAAAGATCAGGCTGAAATTGACGAGGTTGCTCGTCAGCGAGCTGCGTTTGAGCGTCTGTATCCGACTGCGGCTACTGCTCCATCGGCTGCTATTGCGGCTCCGGAGGCTGCTGCTCCGGAGGCGGTAGCGCCCGGTATGAGATTTGAAGATGTTTCCGCAGGTACGCGAGCAGGTATACCAATCGTTAACCGTGTGGGAGTTGGTACGATTGTTTCGCAACCCGATTTGACGGGCGTTCCGTTGCCTCCTGTTGGTGAGGCTCCTATGCCTGCTCCGGCCCCTGCTCCTGTTGCAGCTCCGGCTCCTGCGGCACCAGTAGTCCCAACGAGACAAGCCGCTGGCGCAAGAATTGAAACTCAGATTCAGGCTCTTGAAAAGGAACGAGAGCCTCTTCTTGGGTTGAAAAAAGACCCGCGAGCTGTGGCTCGAGCAGAGGTGCTGGGAGAGCAGATCAAGTTCTTGCGCGAAAGCACCAAGGCACGGAACTTTACTGGCGATGCGGCAAACGCTGCGCGCTATTTGTACGGGACGACCGATTCCGAGGAAATCTATCGAAATTACGGCCCGGCAGGTCTTGCTGCAATTCAGGACAGGGAAAAACAGATGGCGCAAGAGAAGCGCCCTGTTACCACTATCACCAATCCTGTGACCGTCAATATGCAGAAGGGTTTTGGCGAGAATCTGACGGAAACAATTACTGGCAATCAAAGGGCTGGTCGTTCCGCAGCTTCTACGCTTGGCACAGTTGAAAACATGGCTACCCTTCTTGATGAAGGCGTCAGAACTGGTTTCGGACAAGAAACCTTGCTCAAACTTGGGCAAGTTGGACAACTGTTCGACCCCAACTTCAACACCCGTGGTCTGGCTGGACAAGAGGCGTTCCAGGCATTCTCGACTCAGATTGTCTTGCCGCAGGTTAAGCAACTCGGTGCTAACCCGACCGATACTGACTTGAAGTTCATCGTTACCGGTTCGCCTGGCCTGTCGAAAACTGTTGAAGGTAACAAACTGTTGTTGGATACGCTGAAATTGAAACTTCAGCGGGAGCAAGATTTGGCTAGGTTCTCTAACCAATGGCTTGCCACTAACAGCCAACTTATCAAAACAGATCCGATTAATGCACAAGCAAAATACAACACGGATTTTGAGACTTACGCGCAATCTAGCCCGCTGTACGGCCCTGCCGCAAACACTCTGCGTGATCGCTTTGCGGCGCTTGGTGGTCAAACTCGAGGCTCTGAGCCTGCGCGTCGCGCATTGCAGTCCGGTGGTCTTACTCGCTAAGGAATAGAAAATGGCATCTCTAAACGACCAAATTCTTGATCTCCGAGACGAACTCAAAATTGCAAAAGAAGAGGGACGCATCACGCCAGAAGGGCAGAAGATGCTTGACCAGCTTGATACTAAGAGCTGGTCAACTGGCGGATTCGGGCAGTTTCTGCAAGGGCTGTCTCTGAACTTTGCCGATGAGGCCATTGGCGCAATCAAGAGCTTTTTAAGCCCTGGGCCAGCGCAGGTTGCCAAGCAAGTCGGTCAAATGGCTCCTGAACAGGCTGCTCCTACGCCGCGTGCAGTAGGTACGGCACTTGAGCGCATCGGCTTGCAAGAGTACGCCCAAGAGTCTCCTGTCAAAAGCATTGTTGCCAACATTGCCGGTGGCGCGACTCCAGCCATCATTAGTCGCCGTCCTCTTCCCGGAGCAACGCAAATCGGCTTGGCAACTGCTGCTGGCGCTACGGCTGGCCTTGGCGAATCTGAGGCTGAACTTTTCAGCCCAGAATCTGGCAAGTCTGCCGTCATTGGTGGCGGTGTTGGACTTGGGCTTGGGGCGGTTTCGATCCCAATTCAAAAAGTAGGCGGCGCAGTCTATCGCGGTATTGTCAAGTCCATCTTTGACAACCCGCAGCGCTTGGGAACAGATGAAGCACGCTCGCTGATCAAGCAAGCGCTGGTGTCTGATGTCGGCGGCGTTGACGAGGCTATCAAGTTCGTTCTTGATCGCAAGGGCAAGCCCTACACGCTCGCTGACATTGGCCCCAATACTCGGGCCTATCTTGATGGGGCTACCGCCATCCCTGGCCCTGGCAAGCAAGAGGCTCAGAGGTTCATCACCGAGCGCGATAAGGGGATGTTGTCTCGCCTGACCAGCGATCTGCAAGTTGCTTTTGGCTCTAAGGCTGCTTTCTTTGACGAGTTCAACGCGCTCAAGACAGCGCGTTCACAACTCGGTGGCGCTCTGTATGATCGCGCACTCAAGAAAGATGTGCCTGTCACGCCTGAACTGGTGACGCTGATGGAGCGCCCGAGCGTACAAGATGCCTATGCTCGGGCTGTAAATCTCGCCAAAGAGCAGGGCGTCAAACTCCCTGCCGTCAAGATTGAAAACGGCAAGCTGGTTACCGAAACAGGCGATCCTGTCACCAACATCAATAGCACCTTCTTGCACTTCATCAAGATGGGCCTAGATGATGTGGTATTTACTGGCAAGAGTCCGACTAGCGGGATTGGCACTACGCAACTCAACGCTGTCAAAGACACGCGAACCAAGTTCCTCGAGCAACTTGACGCAGCCAACCCCAGCTACAAAAACGCCAGGCGTATCTGGGCATCTGACACGGCGGTTATGGATGCTATGGAAGAGGGCCGTACGGCTCTGCAAAAGACGCCAAAGGATGTTGATGTCCTGCTCAACGATATGAGGTCAATGACCAAATCGGAGCTGGAAGGTCTGCGTCTTGGCGTGATGCAAAACCTGCTTGATCGGATTGGCGGCGCTCAGACAGCAGAAACTGTTGTTGGGCCGACCGGAAACCCGGCACTTCGCATCATCAATGATCCCAAGAACCTGCGCGTGATTCGCGCAACTTTCCCGCGTGATCCGGCTGGCGATGAGGCTTTCGGTAACTTCGTCAAGAACCTCAAGACTGAAGTGGAGATGAAAAGCACCTCCAAGCAGGTAATGCAAGGCTCTCAAACTGCCGAGCGAACAAAAGCTATTGAAGACATTAAAGCTGGTGGCAAAGCTGTGCGAGAGATGCCTGCGATGAGCGTGCAGGGAATCCTGATGCGTGCTTTGCAACGCGATTACGCGCAATTGGGTGACGCTCAAACTCAAGCAGTTGCCAACGAGATGACGCGCATCTTGACGACCACCGACCCCAAGAAACTGCAACGGATTAGCAAAGAGTTGGCTGGCCGTAGTTTCTACGATGTTGTTAGCAAAGATGTGCCGGAGCTTCTACCGGCTCTTGGGCGCGCTGTTCTTGGGCCGTATTCGATTGGTGGCATGGCGGGCAATGTGGCACCGAATGTCTTGCAGGCAGGTTCTGGTCTGCTAAGTGGTCAACGCTAAGGAGTAACTGATGCTTTCTCTTCTCTCAACTCTTGGCGGCATCCTGCTCGGCGGTCTGCCGAAACTGCTCGACTACTTCCAATCGAAGCAGGATCAAAAGCATGAGCTTGCCTTGGCGAAAGCGCAGTCTGAGCGTGAGCTGGCTCTGGCAGCGCAGGGCTTTGCCGCCCAGGCTAAGGTGGAAGAGATCAGGTCTGACCAGATTGCCATGCAGACTGAAGCGGCCATGACCCAAGGAGCTCAGGAGCATGACAAGAAGGTGCTTGAGAAGGCCAGCAAGTGGGTCGCCAACTATATCGGCACCGTGCGTCCGACTGTGACCTACTTGTTTGTGCTTGAGCTGCTGGCGATCAATGGCTTCCTTGCCTATTACCTCTGGTCGCACCCGGAACTGATCAAGAGCATTGACGATGTGATCAAGTACAGCGAGCTGATCTTCTCCAGCGACGAGATGGCGATGCTAGGCGGCATCATCGGCTTCTGGTTTGGCTCTAGGGGCTTCAAGAAGTGAAGTTGTCAGAGGCTGGCGCTAACCTGATGCACCGCTACGAGGGGTGCAGGAACAAGCCCTACCTGTGCCCGGCGCACATCTGGACAATTGGGTATGGCCATGTGCTGTACCAGCAGCAGATTCGTTTGCCAATAGCAAACCGAAAAGAGTTCCCGCTGGCTGACAGCGACAACCGTGTCTGGAGCAAGGAAGAGATCAATGCGCTATTCGCAACTGATGTCGCAAGTTTTGAACGGGGTGTTCTACGTCTTGTTCCCGGCGTGGTTGGCCGTCAAGGAGCTTTCGACGCTCTGGTCTCTTTTGCCTTTAATGCTGGGCTAGGCAACCTCCAGCGCAGCCAGATCAGAATCCGCGCCAACCGAGGTGAGTGGGAAGGCGCGGCTGAGGCACTTATGGATTGGACAAAGGGCGGCGGTCGAGTTTTGCCTGGCCTGGTGAAGCGCCGCGAGGCTGAGAAAGCGCTCTTTCTGTCAGACGCTGCCTAGAGTCAGGCACGACGCGCTCCTCAGTCGAGAAGCGATGCTCGTTACCGCACACGCGAGATCGCCGGACGAGCTGGTCGCTCGGGCGGGTTAGTTTCACTTGCGTCCACGCTCCGCAAACCGGACACTTCATTTTTTGGCTTCCATCCGTGTTGTCTCCATTTGTCCTGAATATTGGTGGCTGTTGCCGGTATGTACTTGAATTTGGGGTCTAAGAGGCTTGGCTTCATTTGACTGCTTCCTAAGTTATTTGAGCAACGCGCTCACTTTTTGCCGGACTTCAGCCGTTACGGCGTGACCCAGGTCTTCCGGGTCGATCAGGCGCGTCAGAAACGAGCGCAGGCGCTGTACCTCAAGTTCAGGCTTGAGCTTGGCCTTGATCGCGTCAACGAGCATCGCCCGGTCGAATGCATCCTCAGGGCTGTCCTCGATCCACCGCAGGCAGATCGCCAGAAGTTCTTTCTCAGTCGGCATGATCTTCCTTTACATACTTTTTTGTATGCTGTGGAGAAAACATCTCGCACCCATCCTCGTTCATGTCGGTGGAGATAAAGTAAACCTGCTGGTAGGGGTCGGGTTCTGTGCCAGACGCTTCGTTTCTGTAGCACTCAGTCCTACGGCGGCAGGTATCGCTGGCGCACATTGTGATGTCAGGCATGGTTCCCCCTTGCGCGGATAGCGGCGGCGCATTCAAACGCAAAACCAGTGTCGTAGTCGGAGCGGATATCAATCTCATCGCACACCTGCGCACACGCCTCGCGCTCGGCCTCCACCGCCCGCCGAGTCTGCACACAAGCAAAGCGTTGGCAGTCGGCATGGCATGAGTGAATCTCGGTGGACAGCAGGTAGTCGCGGTGAAGTTCAACAAAACGACCAGCCTTTTCCATCGTTGGATGCCAACCCAGAACCCCGGGCGATTCCTCTTTCAACATTTCTGCTTTCTCTAACAAGTCAATCAATTGTCCCGGGGTCATTCCATCTCCTTTATTTTTTCTGCCAACACCCTGATGTACTCACGTGCTTGTTCGACAGGAACTTCGGCGTGGTAGAAAATTAGCGCCGCTTCCACAAGTTTCGGGCTTTGTGGGGTGCTGGCGAACACCGCCCACAGATACTCTCGTTTTGCGCTCATTTCAAACCTCCATACATTGACCACTCCCTAGCCTTCTCCGTCATGAACAGCCCCTCGGCCCGGGTCATCTTGGATGAGCGCACAAACAGTTCGCCTTCCCAGTCGAAAGCAATGATCATCACATCGGTCAGGCCACCATCCTCACACATATCCAGCGCGGACTTGAGCGCCTGCTCTGGGGTGTAGTTCACGCTTGCGGGTAGGCTGATTACTTTTTCGTTGTTCATCAGTACCCCCACCGGATTCGAAAGCACACCAGATAGAGGTGCAGGACAAACTCATTGCCGCCGCTGAAAAACCCCACGGCAAAGCACGGCCATAGGCGCGGGAAAAACTCGGTGGTCAGGTGCAAACTTTTTCTCATGATTTCTCCTTTGCTGCGGCGATGGCGGCGATTCGCTTCGCCTCTGCTTGTGCGCCAAGCATGGAGCCACTTGCCGGAATTAACTCCAGCGCCTCCAGCAGTTGCGCGTTGACTTGCTCCGCAGCATTCAGCCGCTGGGCCAATTCGCGGTATCCGTTCAGCCTCTGTGCTGCTTCTGGCGAAGCTAGCCACGTCGCCGCTTTCTTCTCCCACTCGGCGCACAAAGCATGAAGGCGGCGCAGTTCGGCGGCGGCATCGGGCCAGCCATCTGTTTCAAGCAAGTTGGCCAGCCGCAAGGCTTCGGGTTGTTGGGTCATTTCTTTTCTCCAGTGCGGCACTCGCCCGCTCCCTTGATGCAAACGTGGTAATCGATCAGATTGATCGCGCCGAGGCAAAACAGCAGCAAATGGATCGCCCCAAACCAAGCCAAAAAGTCTTTCATTCCCCACCCCCAATCCCGTGCTTGCGCTCGATGGCGCGGGCGAAGTCAATTGGGCCACCTGATTTCCAATCCCATGCAATCTCTACAATCTCCTCCTCCGTCAGCGGCTGGCGCTGGGGCGGGGCGGTGTAGAGGGCACGCCATGCGCCGGGCTCCGCATCCTTCGGCAGCTTCTTGCGGAATGTCCCGGTGTCCAACCATTGCCACGCCACCGGCTCCTGCTTCTCGGCCTGCTCAATGGCGAGGCGTAGAGTAGCTGCGGCGTTTTTTGCGACATGGTGCGGATAAATGCGACCGCTTTTAGTCGTGATGTTGGATGCCGGGTGTTCCCACTTAGCCAACATTTCCAGCGCCTCAAGCGCCTGCTTCATCACTTCGATGTTCATTGTTTGCGTTCCTTCTCGTCGCGGATAGTTGCTAGCGCCATACGAATGTCCGCGATGGCATTCAGGCCCGCGATCAGCGCGTCGTCGAGGCGGTTCTCCAGCATATAGTTGTGGAGGTCTTTGAGGGCTTTCTCGGCCATCATCGTGGGGTAGGCGTAGTCAGGTTGCATCTTTCTCTCCTGCCGGGCAGTACCGACCTTGGTGACATTGGCCGTCGCACGGCGGGCATTTGCGGCCCAACCATGGCGGGCCAGAATCTGGATCGGCAAAGCCGTCCATCCAGGTGTACGCCAGCGCGGTAATACAAGCGCCGATGGCAAGCCCACAGAACATTCCTAGCGCGAAGCTCATTTGCGTGCCTCCTGCCTGCCTTGTTCAATAAGCCGCCGCGCCTCGGTCTGGTCTTCGGGCGTCTCGGACTCGAGCATGACGCGGATACGCTGGGCCTCGGCAAGCGATTGTTTGGCGACCTCGTACCGGTAGCCGGCGGTGATGTAGTCTGCCTCGGTGTGGTTCATGGTTTCATCACCCACAGAAAATAGTAGGCAAAGGGTGCGCCGATGAGGGCGGCGCAAAGGAGGGCGGCTAGGGTGTCGCGCATGGTGTTGTGTTGGTGAGGCTAATTAAGCGGCGATGTAGCGCTCAACAGAAATGTCTGCGTCACGAACAACCATTTGTTGGTCAATCATCCATTGCAAAATGCCGCGAACCACCATCCAGTTAGTGATTTTGATGCCAGCCGCATTAATTGCTTTGACCATATCAGTCCATTCGCAATGACCAGTTTTGCTGATTGCCAATTGCAGAACGGAAACAATTTTTTCGTTTCGTGTCATGTTGTTTGCTCCTGTTGCGTTGTTGATGGATGTATCTTCCCACAATTTCGCACATTGCACATAGGGACAAACCCTAGTTCTTCACTTTTTCTTGCGCCAGCCCCTGCTTCATGTAGTGGATGATCTGTGACACCAGCGTCCGGGTGTTGATCAGCGCCTGCTGGCGGATGTCCTGCTCAATGTCGGCAGGCAGGCGAATGGTGAGGTATCGGTCTTTTTTCACTTTTTTCATGGTTGCTCCTTAAATTCGAGGATTTTTGTCTTGGCATCCTCCGCACCTTTCCCCACTATACACCAGTAATTGTGCGATTCCAGATATTCGATCCAATCGCGTTGCTCAGGACTGACAACGCCACCTTTCGCTCGCTTCATCTCAATCCATAGCCGCCACGCTGGGACGCATAAATCAAGCACGCCGCTACTTACCCCTTCGGCCTTTAGCCGCGCCGCCACAGAGGGCGATCTAAGGCCACCGTTGGGTATCGCAAAGATGCGGACGCCCGGATAGGTCTGGCGAAACCATTTCACCAGCTCGCGCTGTTCTTCATGCTCAGTCGGTAGTCGCATTCCATTCCCTCTTGATAACTCTAAAAAACTTTCCATCGCGCTTGTATTCGATGGTGCTTGGGTGTTGCGCCTGGTTGAGATAGATCACCGTTTCTTCTAGCGATTGCCGACCCGTGAGCTGTGCGCCAGCCTGTTGCGCGATAGATGCCACGCGCTGAGCCGCCATCTCTCCGGCGTATCCGTTGTGCAGCACGGGGAAATACTCGGTGACAGCCGGGTCGCTCAGGCATCCGTAATAACTGCAGGCGATCATCTCTCTGCCGCTTGCCTTGCTGATGTGCTTGCGCCAACTCCAGCGGCTGACCTCCATATCAAACCCATTCACACCCATGATGTCATCGTTGTGGAGCTGGAGCTTCTTACGCTCTGGCTCTGGGAATGGATTGCCGCAGGAAGGGCACTCGCGGGCCGAGATGGGGCACAGCTCGTTGCAGTTGTCGCAGACTTTGACCGGTGCCTCGCCATTTCCGTCGCCAGCCTTTGTCGGCGGTCGCACAGCGGTGATGGGGCCATGCGTTGCCACCACGCCAGCAAAGTCCAACACTAAGCAATGGTCGGTGTGGCTCTTGACGCGCATCCCGCGACCGGCCATCTGCACATAGAGGCTGGCGCTCATGGTCGGACGCAACATGGCGATCAGATCAATGTCGGGATAGTCAAAGCCGGTCGTTAGCACGTTGGCGTTGGTGAGCGCTCGAATCTTTCCTGCTTTGAAGTCGGCCAGGATTTGCTCGCGCTCGGCTTTTGGCGTGTCGCCGGTCACGCACGCGGCCGGGATGCCGTGGATCAAATCCAGCACGACCGCTATGTTCTCGGCGTGTTTGACACCGGCGCAGAAAAAGAGCCAGGCCTTGCGATCGCCCGCCAGGCCAATCACCTCCTGCACCACGGCAAGATTGTTGTCGTCGGTATCGACCGCAGCTTGCAGCTCGCTCTCGATAAACTCGCCGCCGCGCTTATGCACGCCAGACACATCTAAACGGGCCTTGGTGACCTTGGAGCGCAGGGTCGATAGGTAACCCTTGAACACCAGCTCCTCAATGCCAACCGGCTCAATGAGCGCGTCGAAGAGCGCGGGCTTGTCGGTGATGAGGCCGTGGCCCAGGCGGTACGGCGTGGCCGTTAGCCCCACAACGCGCAGCGCCGGGTTAATGCGCGTGAGGTCGCCGAGCAACTTGCGATAACCGCCTTCGTCTTTGTGATTGACTAGGTGGCATTCGTCAACGATCACCAGATCAATGTGGCCGAGCAGATCGGCCTTGCTACGCACCGATTGGATGCCAGCGAATGTGATCGGCTCGCCGAGCTGGCGTTTGCCAATGCTCGCCGAATAGATGCCCATTGGCGCACCAGGCCAATGCAGACGCATCTTTTCGGCATTCTGTTCGATCAGCTCTTTAACGTGCGTCAGCATCAAGATGCGCGTCTCGGGCCAGGTCTGGATCGCGTCTTTGCATAGCGCCGCGACAATGTGGCTCTTGCCCGAGCCTGTGGGCAGCACTAGGCACGGGTTGCCTTTGTTGCCAGCGTCAAACCAAGCATAGAGCTGGTCGATGGCGCGCTGTTGGTATTCACGGAGCATTGATATGCTCCTGAATACGCTTGCCAATCCAGCGCACCACAGGCACGGCCCAGCTATTGCCAAGCGCCTTGTATCGAGGCCCATCTGGGCACTTGTCTTTGATGTGGGTGTAATTGTCGGGAAAGCCTTGCAGACGCTCGCACTCAACGGGGGTTAGGCGGCGGACTTGCATCCCAATATGAACGGCTGGTTTGTTGTTACCTCCTCCTCCAGCTTCTAGAGAGGGTGCCATTTCATTTTCATATCCAATACTTCGGGCGGCAGCGGATTGTCCGGGCTTGAACGACCCGACCATCACAGTCGGGCCAGTTCCTGTGCCATCCGACCTGTGCGTAAGAGGAACCGCCACATCGCCAGTCATCGCGGCGTTGAATATGTCTATTCCAATGTGTTGCACTTGTGTTGGATGAAAGGCAATCGGCGCTTCATGGTTGCAAGTCAATGTCGGCGTGCGATCTGCTGCAATCTCAGCGCCGGCTTGGCCGTGGGCCATTGTCATGATGGGTTGAAAGGTGACCGGGACATTTCCTCCGCCAGTTCCGTATTTGCTGGTAACAGTAGAGCAAACATCTCCCAGGTCACGCACTCGGCTATCTTGCCCATGCATCTCATAGACGGGCCTCACAATCTGCAAAGACTCGCAACTGTCTACATCTCGGCCTGGCCCATTTGAGCCACCGCCGTTAGAGCATCCTGCAATTGTGGGGGCAACACTTTGCCGCGCTTCTCTGCTCGGCGCAATATCCCGGCGGAAGCCTTCGAACTCAAAAAGTACCGCTGCGGGATCGAAGTCTGCTCTAGCACTTGCGACAACGAACACACGGCGGCGTCGTTGGGCCACTCCGAAATATTGGGCGTCGAGGACTCGCCACGCGACTGCTCTTTTTTGTCCAACAACAACACCAGCGGTTGACCACTTCCCGTTTGGACAGGTAACCGGGTCAATCTCCCCTGCAAGCGCACCAATGAAGCAACCGAAGGCGTTGTCTTTGGTGTTGAGGACTCCAGGGACGTTTTCCCAGAAGATGATTGATGAAGAATCTCCTCGAACAGATCGAACATGGTCAATTGCATTGGCTATTCCTACGAATGTGAGCGAAAGATTGCCCCTGTCGTCATTCAATGATTGACGCAGACCGGCTACGGAAAACGCCTGGCACGGCGTACCACCACAGAAAATTTCAGGCGCTTCTATTTCTCCAGAAAGAATCCGATCTGGTAGCGCCGTCATATCCCCGAGGTTTGGCGTATCAGGATAGTGGTGCGCCAGCACAGAGGAGGGAAACTTCTCAATCTCCGAGAACCATGCGGCTTTCCAGCCCAGCGATTCCCAAGCAACGCTGGCGGCTTCAATGCCTGAGCAGACAGAACCGAATCTCATCCGACGATCCTCCCGTCGAACTCATTGCGAAGTTGGGTCAATTGTTCGCTCGGATTCGCGCACGCCGACGGGTTCGCCAATATCTCGCGGCTGGTGTAGACATGGGCATCACCCTGCCCATTGGCAACATCTTTGCCGTCAATTACATAGACCGCCGTCCAATCGTCGAGGCCGTCTTTACGCTCCCACGGTACGAGGTCTGGGTGTAGCGTATGGCTCTCGCAGGCGTTGCGTTGGAATTCAATCGGAATACCGTCGGCCTCGTGTAGCTCGCAACGCCAGGTGCTATCGGCCTTGGCGGTGCTATGCGCGCAGGTGCGGCAATTGACGTGTTTCGTTAGCCTGGTGCTGTGGCAGAACTCATGCGCGTCACAGAACTTGCATTGGTACCACGATGGATCGGTGCTGATCGGTGGCGGCATCCGGTCTGCGAGCGCCAGGTAATGACCGCGACGAATATACTTTTCGGCGGTTTCCTTGTCATATCGGACGCGTTCTGTATAGATTTCGTCGTTGTCTTTGCAGACGGCGACGTACAAAGCGCGGTCGATTTTGGTGCCGTGCATATACAGTTGCATCTGCACGAAATGCTCGGGCTTTGATTTCTCTACGCCGTGTTTCTCGAGGTCGTCAAATGACTTCTTGCTGTGCGTCTTGAACTCGGCGATGTGGCGTTTCTTCGGTGCCTCGGGCACGCCAGACTCAATGATCGCGTCAATGCTCCCGGAAACGTGAGCGCCAAGGTCAACGCGCTGTTGCTTGGGGCCGGTCATGCGTAGGTCAAGGCCGATGGCGCGTAGGTCGCTGACAATCGTTGCCTCTTCGTTCTGTCCACGCCGGAACAGGCGCAGGACGCGACCGGGGAACTTCGGCTGCACGGCCCACCGAAATGACAGCCACAACCACCGGTCGCAGGGGTGACCGAGCTGGCTGCACCCCATATGACCCCTTGGCGGCTCGGCAAGCGATTCGTGATGCTTGTCAATCAGCGCCTGTATGCTATTCTCTGCTTCGGGTAACTTCATTTGCCCGCTCCTTGTTTGAGTTGACCATTTCCCCCGGCTAAACACCGGGGGATTTTTTATGGTGGGGGTAGCGTGGCCTCAAAGCCAGAGGAAACGCCATCGTGTGCATGTGTGTGAAAGTCTAACGGGGACAAGTTAAAACCCCGGCACACGCATGGCGACTGCTCTTGCTACCCCCGAAATTTTTACTTCATCCAGGGCGGCGTAGCACCCTTGGCCGTAGCACTAGGTGCTACAGGCTTGGACGCCGCAGGAGCAGCGCCAGAGATTGCGCGGTAGCCCTTGACCTCATTGGCGGCATCGTAGGTCTTGCCGGTGCGCTCGTCAGTCCGTGCCGGGCGAATCGCCAGTTTGATGTTGACAGCGCCGCCGATCAGTTGATCGGTATCCTGCACTTTGGACAGGCCAATCGCTCGCATGATCTCGCCCAACTGCTGGCGACCAATCTCCTCTGCCTTCTGGCTCTGGTTCTTGATGTTCAGGTTCGCAAACACGACTCGACCCTGGTGGCTGGGGCCGGTGATGTCGAGGCGCAGCTTGATGTACTGACCGGTTCCGTCGTTGGTCGTTTTCAGTTCAGACTGGCTAATCGTCGCGTTATACGAACCCTCGGGGATCGGCTCGAAAGAGTTGGTCGATTGCGGCAGTTCAGCCGCGTCAAAAGATTGATTAAGCAAAGCCATGTGATTACTCCTGTTCGATTGAGAAAGATGGGCGACCGGGCTTGGTCGTGATAGCACCAGCCAAAGGGCCGGTAATGGACTCATCAGCGCTCTTCCAAGCGCTCATGTTGATCTCCGGCTTCCACCGGAAAAGGCTTGAGAGGTGCGCCGTCAAGCCATGTTCAGCAGCAAGGTCTTGCACCTTCTCGGCGTCTACCTTGCGATCAAGGCGGCTGACAACCTTGACTTTGTAGCCTGTGACCTTGATGGTTTCGGTGCCTTCAACATCGTCACGCACGCCAGTAATTTCCCTAATGCGATCCTCAATGTTTCGGCGGTCGGCAACAGCGGTGGCTTCGGCGGTCTTTGCCATGAGCCACATACTGGATAGCGACTCGAGGTCGCTCACGGTCTTAATGAACTCTGAGCGTTCCATCTCACCCGCCAATCTTCGCAATGATTTCGCCGAGGTCGGGGGCTTCCCAACCGGCCAACTTGCCCGAGCGATCCTTCGCCAGCCACAGCCCATCGCCGTCGCACATCAGCGCGCGCTGGGTGTTCCCCTCGCCATCGCGTTCAATGCGAAGGGCAAGAACCTCGTCAAAGAAGTACGGCAAGCTCTGCCCGGTCTTGTTACCCGGCATGGAAGGCGCATACAGAATGCGACCCATCTCGTCTTGCGTCTTCTCTAACTTCGCGCTCATATAGACATGGCGACCCGGCAAGTCGCGGAAGGCGCGAATAATGTCGGCCATCTGCTCTTGCATCGCACCATAGGCCTGCCTCGGGTCTTTCGTGGCCTTTTTCTCGGCGTTCAAGACCACCTCGGCGATCTCGCTGATGCTGTCAAGCGCCACGCTCTTGTAAGCCTTCGCCTCATTGCTCTCAGTCAGCCATTGATAGGCTTCTTTCAAAGCCTCCATGCTGTTGATTTCGATGTAGGGAATGTCCGCGTCCTGAATGGACAGCAGGCCACCCTCGGCTGAGAGGACAATGGGGCTGGGCAGAGTTTTGACGAGCGATGTTTTGCCCGCGCCTGCCTGACCGTACACGAGGACTTTCACCCCACCGGCAGACAAGCCACCGGTCTTTTTCACACTAATAGCCATCTCTGGCTCCTTTCGTTTGTTGCTGCGCCTTCGGCCAATTCCAATCGCGCAGGGTTGCAATGATGGCGAGGTCGGCGTAGGATGTCAACACAATTTGAAAAAAAACCCAGAAAGGTCAAGATGACTACAAAGGAAGCCGTTGCCTTCTATGGCGGCGTGAAGAAGCTAGCAGACGAACTTGGCGTCTGGCCGCAGGTGATCTACGCTTGGGGAGAACGACCGCCCATGTCTCGCCAGTACGAGCTGGAGGTCAAGACAAATCACCAACTGAAGGCAGACACGGAGAAAGAGCTTGGCTGACCCGTTCAAAATCATAGACCGCACTTGCATCAGCTTCAGCGGAGGACGCACCAGCGCCTATATGCTGTGGCGCGTTCTGCAATCGAACAATGGCTTACCAGATGAGGCAATCGTTTGCTTCGCTAACACCGGCAAGGAAGAAGAAGCCACGCTCAAGTTTGTAGATAGGTGCAGCAAAGAATGGGGAGTGCCGATCACTTGGGTTGAGTACAGAGACGCTGAAGAAACGAAAGATAGGTTTCAGGTCGTTACATTTGAGACGGCCAGCCGTAACGGCGAGCCCTTTGAGGCAATCATCCGCAAGCGCAACTATTTGCCCAATCCGGTGAGCCGGTTTTGCACCGTAGAGATGAAGGTGCGGGCGATTCATCGCTACCTGAAATCAATCGGCTGGACAGAGTGGGAGTCAATGCTTGGCATTCGCGCCGATGAGCAGAGGCGTCTAGCCAAGATTGGCAATCAGGACTACGGCAAGCATGAGGAGAAGATTGCTCCATTGGGCCGTGTTGGAATCACCAAAGAGGACGTTGGCGCTTTCTGGAGGGCACAACCGTTTGACCTTGGGCTTCCCAACATGAATGGCGTCACCATGCATGGGAACTGTGATCTGTGTTATCTCAAGGGCGGCGCACAAATTCTTAGCCTCATACAAGAAAAACCCGAGCGCGCAGTTTGGTGGGCCAAGATGGAGGCGTTGGCGTTGGCGTCTGCGCCGTCTGGTGCCAAATTCCGCACCGACCGCCCTAGCTACGCCGAGATGGCAAAGTTCGCCGCAGAGCAGCGTGATATGTTTGACAAGAACGAAGAGGCGATTGCCTGCTTCTGTGGAGACTAACAATGGCTGACCTATCCAACATCCTCGGAGGCCCGTGGTCGCCTCCTGCTGAGAAGCACATTGACCCGCCAGAGGTTCAGCTCATTGACTCCATCCGTGCTGCTGGCCTCGAGCCACCGCAAGAGGTGCATCTGGATGGAAAGATTCATAGATTTCGATCAGGCACCAAAGGCTCACCGGGTCATGGTGACAAGGCAGGCTGGTATCTGGTCTTTGGTGATGGCGTACCTGCCGGTCGCTTTGGCTGTTGGCGCTCAGGCATTGAGGTGACATGGCGCGCCGATATTGGGCGCAAGCTCACGCCAACTGAGGAGATGGCTCACGCCAGGCGCATCTCGGAGGCCAAGGCGCTTCGCGACGCCGAACTCCAGCGTCAGAGGGAGGTCGCTTCTGTCACCGTGGAATCAATCTGGTCGTCAGCCCAAGGCGCAAGCCCCGAGCATCCCTATCTCCAGCGCAAGGGTATCCAAACCCACGGCGCACGGGTAACAGGCGATGGCAGGCTGGTTGTGCCTCTGTACGATGCCGACGGGACAATCTCGAGCCTTCAGTACATCGATCACGATGGTGGCAAGCTCTACCACCCTGGCGGTCAGACCGGCGGAAAGTTCTGGCAGTTAGGCTCACTTGATGAGCCTGGAACGCTCTATATCGCCGAGGGCTTTGCCACCGCCGCCACGATCCACGAGACGACCAATCGCCCAGTGATTGTTGCCTACAGCGCAAGCAATCTTGTGCCGGTCACCGGCACGATGCGCGAGATGCATGGTCAGCACCAGGACTTAGTGATTGTGGCTGACAATGATAAATCGGGCGTCGGCCAGCGTTACGCCGAGCAGGCAGCGGCCAAATTTGGGGCGAGGATTGTCATGCCGCCACTCGAGGGAGACGCCAACGATTATGCCCAAGCTGGGCACGATTTGGCGGGTCTTTTGACACCGACAAAAGATGGCTGGCTTGTGTCGGTTGATGAGTTTTCGGCCCAGCCTGCACCGATCAGTTGGCTGGTCAAGCGTTGGCTCCAGAGCCAGGCGCTCATCATGGTGCATGGCCCCTCAGGCGGCGGCAAGACATTCGTCGTCTTGGATTGGTGCCTACGCATGGCAGCAGGCATAGACAACTGGTGCGGCCAGAAGGTCAAAGCCGGGAATGTGGTTTACCTAGCAGGCGAGGGCCACCACGGCCTGCGCGGACGCATCGCGGCCTGGAAGCACCACAACAGCGCCGGTCGCCTATCTATGTGGCTGTCCAAAGACGGCTGCGATCTGAACACACCAGCAGGCTACCTGCAGGTTGTCGAGCAGATCAGGCTCATCAAAGAAAAGCCAGAGGTCATCGTCGTTGATACCCTGCATCGGTTCCTATCAGGCGATGAGAACTCAGCTCAGGACGCCAAGACAATGCTCGATGCCTGCGGTAACTTAATGCAGGAGTTTAATTGCTCGGTTATTTTGGTTCACCATACTGGAGTATCTGAGGAGGCCCAACATCGCGCCAGAGGATCTAGTGCATGGCGAGGCGCATTAGATATTGAGATTAGTGTTGTGCCGGGCAAAAAGGATGTACCTATGCAATTGGTACAGAGAAAATCTAAGGATGCTGAAATGGCGGCTACTGTTTATTTGGAACTGCAAACTATCACTATTCCGGGTTGGTATGACGAAGATAATCAGCCAGTAACTAGCGCCGTGGTTATTGAGTCTAAAGCGCCGCCAGAGCCAAAGAAAGACACCAAGATAGACGCGCATCGAAAGATGTTTGAGAACGCCTGGTGGGCCTGCGGAGCAGAGGAAAGAGACGGCCAGCCGTATCTGAGCCGGTCTGGACTGAAGGACAAACTGCTCCAGGACGGCAATGCGGAGCGCACCGTGAGGAACATGGTGAATCCCAGCTACCCGGACAAGCTGATCGGAGCGCTGCTGACCGCCATGATCATTGAGGCCACCGAGCATGGTTGGGTCGTCGTTGATGAGGTGCAGGCAAGCGCCATGATACTGAGGAAAAATACAGGTAAGAGTTGACCCTGAATGACCCTAGGGTCATGTTTAGGGTCAGGGTCAAAGTTGCACAAAAAAGCGGCAAAGTTGACCCTCCCTGACCCCCAACCCTTAGGGTTGGGGTCATAGGGTCATGCCGCGTATGGGGTTTTTCGGGGTTTGTTGAGTAAGTTAGTGGGTCTTAACATTGGTGATGATTTTGGAGGGGTTGAGATGGCGCTTCGTGGAGTTGGTAGACCGGCTAAACCAGACGCCAAGGCTTTTCATCGGAAACTTGATGACGGCCAGAGAGCGATCCTCCTGGCTGCTGGCCGTGGTGACATCTCAGCCGGATGGCTCGAGGTGCTTGACGCGTATCAACATCTCTACAACCTCGGATACAGGCCTGGGATGGATTTGAGCATGGCGTCGCTATCCCTCCCCATTGAGTGCTACAAAAACGCTTCTAGAGGCTTTTAGACGCGTTCTAGAGGCATTGTCTGGCTGGAGAGCTTGATCTTGTGACAGAAAGAATTGGGGACAGATCAAATTAATTGGGGACAGATCAGAATGAGATGGAGGTCAGGTATGTGGGGAAGGCACCATCTCACCCTCTTTTGTGGTGAGATTTGACGGTTTCATTGGCTCTGCGTGAATGTAAGCGCTCACTAACTTATGCAATCCACAGCTTATCCACAGAACCAGGCCCGAGTTGTCCACAATTGGCCTGTGAACAGCCAGCAAAGTAATACTTTGATGCCTGGAAAGTTAAATTCTATTTGACATAAAGAGCGTTGTATTTCATTTCATTTGTCAGCTTCGCGTAAGTGTTCAATTAAATCAACAACTTACAAACCTTTTGCACAAGTTATCCACAGTCCGTAGAAAGTAGTACATCAATCTGTGGATAACCTGTGAATTTCCTGTGTATAACTCGATAGGGGGGGGGAGGGGTCTGGCAGGGCTTGTGATAACGATGGTGCC